CATCTTACATTTTATTTCAGCTTCTTCTTGAGTTTGAAACGACCCTCTTACTTTTATACCACGAACATTCGTTTGAAAGTTATATTTAGAATTAAAAGAAGTTTCTAATCTTTCTTCGTGTTGATCCAAAAAATTTTTAAAATCATCTTCAATTGTTGTTTTCTTTAAACTAGAATGTTCTTCTTTCATGAATAAAGTAATATCGTTCATTAAATCATCGACAGAAAGATTGTATTTGTAGGATATGAAATTTAAAAATTGTTGAAACTTTTCAAAAGATTTAGTAAAATCCCATTGATTAATAAATTCTTCGAATAAAAATTGGTTCTTTTGTTTTAAAACTTTTTCAGGTGAAAGGAATGAAATACATGTGAACTTTTGACCACTAATAGGTTTATCTTCATCTAATAGATCCACGTATTGTTTTTTTGCTTCTTTAGAAAAACTCATTCTTTTATACATAAATTATGTTTTAGTTTTTAAGTTATTTATAACTTAATTTATTTTTATCTATATATTTACTATAAGTATGCTTGAGATGTTCGATTTTAGTGAAATGCTTAAGAGAGCTATTAAATATTTAGTAGAAGGCTTAATGGTAGCTATTGCTGCTTTTGCCATCCCCAACGCTAAGAGAGGATTAGCTTTGGAAGAAATTGCGTTAATTGCATTAACTGCTGCGGCTACATTCGCCATTTTGGATACATATATTCCTTCCATGGCGGTATCTGCTCGTTCTGGTGCTGGATTCGGTATTGGTGCGAATATGGTAGGATTTCCCCGTATGATGTAAATTATTACACCATAGTCGTTTGAATAAATATAATATAATAAAAAATTTCACTTTTTATTATATACAATTATAATTACAAATTATATTGTAGGTATAAATTCCCATTCTAGTTCATTACATATTTGCTTCCATATATTATCTTGCTCAATTCGTTTTTCCCTATCTTTTAACATAGGAAAATACGGTAAAAACTGATTTTGATCTAATAATTCACATAATTTATAAACTGTATAATAATAGTTTAAAAAATTCACACGATCATCCGGACAAAATTTTGCATATGGGCCTTGAATATCCATAAATAAATTACACAATGTATCTTCTAATTCAGGGGTCATTACTGGAGGTTTAATTCCTATTATATCCTTTATAAATGGTATATGCTCGTAATATTTATTATATCCTAACTTTTTTAATATTTCCTTTGCCTTGTTATTTGTCAGGGTTTTTAATTCTATTCGTTCCTTCTTTATTTGTAATTTTATATCTTCTATTACTTTTTCAGGTATTTGAGTTGTCTCTTTTGCCTGAAACTGCGCCAATATTTCTCTAAAATGATTTATTCTTTTATACGCATAAAAACATACTTCCTTTGGCGGTTCTTTATAAGAAGGTTTTTCATTCTCTATTAAATAAGGTATGCTTTTCGCACAATGATTGCAAACCAATAAACCATCCTCATCTATCGGTATTAGTTCTCCTTTATTACAACTATTACATACATTGGAATTATTTATATAATTATTTACATCTAAAAAACTTTCATCTACATTTTTCAAATAATTACAAACTATATTGTTGGTTTTGATATATTGCTTTGTATCATTATTACTTGTATCTACTTTAAAAAATTTATCCAATATTCGATTTGACGATACCTCACAATTACCAATATTTTTCTTATTTTCAAAATAATCAAATATATGTTTCGAATTAGTTAGTAAATATTGTTTTTTTTCTAACTTTATATTTCTTATCTTTTTTGAAATTTCACCTATTTTATCTTCAATATCCAATTTTTCCTCAATTTGTTTAGGCAACACCAAAGTATTTAGAACATTCTTTAATGATTTTCTTTGCTCTTTTAATTTTGGTATATCATGAATATGCTTTTCATTAAAATTATCTAATATTTCACGATGTTTACCATCTAACGTTATTATTTTATTCTTTTCTACATTTATTTTTTTATTCGTTTTTGGTTTGAAGGCAGGCATATTTTATTATAATACTTATACTTACATTTTTAAATTGATTTATTTTTAATTACTATAATAAATTAAAATTATGCTAATTATATCATTCTAATTTATATGGAAGATTCCACTTGCAATACTTTAGATTTTCAAAAGATTAATCCTGTATACTTTAAAAAAATTGCCTTTATTTTTAATGCTTTAGAAAAAGGATGGACTATTCATAAAAAAAATAATTCTTATATTTTTAATAAAAAACATGAAAACCAAAAAGAAATCTTTTTAGACGACTACCTAACCAAGTTTATTCAAGAAAATTGTACTTTAAACAACAATATTGTTGATTAATTATTGACCCATATTTCATTCAATAATTAATTAATTTAATTAAATTAATTTCCATAATTTTTTTTTCTTTACTAATAGTATAATATAATGGGAGGTGGTCTCATGCAATTAGTAGCCTATGGCGCACAAGATGTTTACCTTACCGGTAATCCCCAAATTACTTTCTGGAAAGTTACTTACCGTCGTTACACTAACTTTTCTATGGAATCTATCGAACAAACTTTCAATGGACAAGCCGATTTCGGTCGCCGTGTCACATGCACCGTAAGCAGAAATGGTGATCTTGCTTACCGCACCTATCTTCAAGTTACTCTTCCTGAAATCTCTGGCGGCAGTGCCCGCTGGCTCGATTTCCCCGGAGAACAACTTGTCTCCCAAGTTGAGGTTGAGATTGGTGGTCAAAGAATTGACCGTCAATACGGTGACTGGATGCACATCTGGAACCAACTTACTCTTACCTCCGAACAACAACGTGGATACTTCAAGATGATTGGTAACACCACTCAACTTACCTACATCACTGACCCTTCTTTTGCTGCCGTCGATGGACCCTGTGGTTCCGACGGACCTGCTCAAGTCTGTGCTCCCCGTAATGCCCTTCCTGAAACTACTCTTTATGTTCCTCTTCAATTCTGGTTTTGCCGCAATCCCGGACTTGCCCTTCCCCTCATTGCTCTTCAATACCACGAAGTCAAGATTAACCTCGACCTTCGCCCCATTGACGAGTGCTTGTGGGCTGTAGATACCACTGCCGCTACCGGTAAGCAATCTGACACTGCCTACAACAGCTCTCTTGTTGCCGCTTCTCTTTACGTTGATTACGTCTTCCTTGACACCGATGAACGTCGCAGAATGGCGCAAAACCCTCATGAGTATCTCATTGAACAACTCCAATTCACCGGTGATGAATCTGTTGGTTCCTCTTCCAACAAGATCAAGCTCAACTTCAACCACCCCTGTAAGGAACTTGTTTGGGTTGTCCAACCCGATGAGAATGTTGACTACTGCTCTTCCTTGAGCAGTAACTCTCTTCTTTTCAACTGCCTCGGTGCCCAACCTTTCAACTACACCGATGCCGTTGATGCTCTTCCCAACTCTCTTGGTGCCTTTGGTTCTGCTTCTGATAATGCTGCCGTCATCGGTGGTTCTGGTCTTTTCGAGGACCGTACTGTTGAAGATACTGCCGGCACTTCTATCTCCGATGCTGGAACTTTCGTCCTCGGTGAATCCGCCATTGACATGCATTGTTGGGGTCTTAACCCCGTTGTTGTCGCCAAGCTTCAACTTAACGGACAAGATCGCTTCTCTGAACGTGAAGGTACCTACTTCGACCAAGTCCAACCTTTCCAAGCACACACACGTGCCCCCGACACTGGTATCAATGTCTACTCCTTCGCTCTTCGCCCCGAAGAACACCAACCCTCTGGTAGTTGCAATTTCTCCAGAATTGACAACGCTACTCTCCAACTTGTTCTTTCTAACAACACCGTTTCCGGCACCAAGACCGCTAAGGTTCGTGTCTACGCTACCAATTACAATGTCCTTCGTGTCATGAGTGGTATGGGTGGATTAGCTTATTCAAATTAGTGTGACCTACATAATTAGTGTGACCTACATAATTAGTGTGACCTACAAAGTATTCTAATAAAAAGGGTTAACCCCCCATAAAAATAAAAATAAAATTAATTTATAAAATTTATTATAAATTAATAATCGTATCAACTTAATTATTCGTTTCTTTTTTTAATTTTCTATAATTGGCAATTTCTGTTGCTCTTTTTTTTTTATATTCTTCATCACCATATTTTTCTTTCAACATTTCACGTTGTTTTTGTTTTCGAATTCGCGCTCCTTCACGTTTTTCATCGGTTGTTTTTTTATTTGTATTTTTTACAATATTTTTGGATGGTTTATGTGTTTTACTTACAAATATAGTTGTTTCCACTTTAATTTTACATTTTAAAAATATTTCGGTCATTTTTTCAAATAATTCATCCAATCCCATATCCCTTTTTATATAATTGCAACTTCCACAACAAGGTTTTACATTAGACATTATATATCCCAAATTATTGTCAATGCGGTCAATACCATTTTTATATGTTTCACATGATTTTCTACCACATAAATAACATTGTGAATTTATAATTATATTATATTCTTCTGATGTTATTTCAAATGGTAATGTTTTGTTGTTTGCTCGACTGTTATATTCATTATAACTTATAGCATCAATGTCGCAAAACTCTTCAGTAAAATAACGCCCATTTATTTTATTATTATATGTTAAAATATGTTCTATTCGTTTCAAAAATACATCAACTGGTAATGATCCTTTCATATAATTACATATTTTGCAACAACTCATGCAATTATCCATAACATATCCCATAGTTGAATCCAATCGATCGATACCATTAAATCCACGTTCTTGGATAACCTCACAATAATGACACGGTTCCTTTACAAGTTTGTTGAATTCTTCTTGAGATATTTCAAAATTTAAATTTTTATCTCCAGCGCACCGCAAATATATCCCATATTGTAAATTAATATTATTTATTTTATTTTGATTATTCACTTTTACTTTATCAGGGTTATTATCCCTCCACTTTTTCGCTTGCTGTGCGTTTCTTTCCAGATATTCGCCAATATTCTCGTCAATTTGTCGTTGTCTATGGTTTAAGCAATACATGACTACCTTCTCATAATTTGCTTCCTTCCATTCTGCTTTTTTCGCAATTCGTTCAGGTTTCTTATCTGAAATACTATGTAAAGTATTGACGTGTTCCTTATCTCGTTTTTGATCTTGAATATGATTATTATCTCTACAAACTTTACAAGTTTTAGTAGACCCACCATTGACGCCAATAAATAAACTATTTTCAACCTCTTTGCAACAAGTAGAACATGTTTGACATGTATCCGTTTTTTCACTGGTTCTTGCATTATCTCTTCGTTTCTTGTCTTGTTCACGATCTCTTTTCAAGCAAATTTGACAACGACTATATTGATAATCTAAATCAAGTTGAGTTCTACATCCACGAATATACTGCTTACAAACCTTCTTACCCATAGCTACAGTATCATCAACAAATATACAAATTTGATGCTTATTGCAATAACTATTCTCTTTTGAACGTTTGAATACGCAACCTTCGTTCGCACATAAAACGACATTTTCGTGGTTTATTTGGTTATTCTTCTTATTTCTAACACGACAAGAAGCGCATGTCTTACCGTCAGGTATGTAATATGATTTTTTACACCCCGAACATATCTGTAGATTTGATAACATTTCGTCGGTATAATCAACCAT